TGTGAACCCCCTCCCCTCCTCCTCGCCTATGGCTTTACTGGGGTGTGCATTGACTATGCAAGACCTTGTTCGCGCCCATCACATGGGTGCCAGGTCACGGGGGCTTCCCGTGCTGCGGCATGGGTCCCTTCGGGTGAGGTTGCCGCCACCTCCCCCGTTGGAAGGCGCTAGACGTGCCACGGGCGAGGATGATGCAGTGGGCATCACCCTCAACCGTCAGTTGGCTCGTCAGCGCGCGATGTTGCTGGTGGCTCAAACGCACCTGCATTTTATGGCTCCCCCAGTGCTGGAATCTAGTGAACGCACAGACGACCGCACGGGATTGGAGACCAGGCAGGATGCGTATGACGACCAGTGGTTCGATGAGCGTGATCGCGCTCTTCGTCAGTGGATGGCTAAGTATCCAGACAAGTTCAGATTGCTTTGGGATGGCGTCTATGCGGAGAAATACCGAGCCAAAGAGCCATTGCTAATCGACCGCTACCGCGACGCTGGCATGACTGACATCGTTGATGTTTTGTCACCGCCTGCGGAGGAGGTCGGTTGGGATGTGCCTGACCCGGCAATGCCACCTGTGGTGGTACCGAAAGAGCCAGTTCGTGCGTGGGCGATTTTGCCTGCCCCACCCACGGTTGTTCCCAGGCCTGAGCTGTCGAAGGAGAAAGCTCGTATTGGGTCTCGTCAGAGACGGCGGCGCGCGTTGCGCATGGCCAGTGCAGTGCCGGTCCCCCGAGTTGTAGTGTCGTTACCAGTTCAACTGGTTGACGCACCTCGGCGCGTGCGACCGGGACGGCGCGAGCGCCTAGCGTTGCGTCGCTTAGCCGAAGCCAGAGCTGAGCCTGAAACTCATGACATCCAGATCGATACGTCGACTAAGAAACCCGTTGTGGAGTACTGTGAAGTGGTTGGGATGATGTTTGACGTAGCATTGTCTCCCCCGCTCCCAGACGAAGGTGAGCCTTGTACTTCGCTTTTCGGGTTGGTGGATATGGTGATTGACGCACCATTGAGTTGTTTGGCGAGCACAGCGCTGGATGCAGCACTGTGGCTCACCTTGCCTGAGGACGAACCCCACCCTGATGGTGGGGCGATTCCTGCGGGTCGGTTCGGATTGTTGGGCCCTCGGTCCGGCCCTTCTTTATCTGACCGGTTTGATGACCTCGAGTTGTCTAGGTTTCGAGCACGTGTTTTGCCCGCGGTTAGCCCTGGAGTCGGGCTGTCCGCGTGGCGCTGGGCTGCTCATCGCGCCTGGGCGTGTGCTGAGGTAGCTAAGTCTGTGGTCGGCCCTATTTTTAGCGCCGCCGCTAGCATACCTCGCGTCGCCGTTATGGCGTTTGTAGACAAGTGCTCATCCGCCGAGCCTAAGCCGCTCGACGCGACCGTTGAGGTCCAGTCCACGGTTGTACGTGCAGCGTTGTTGTTGCCCGATTTTGATGTTAACGCCGAAGTTCAAGCACATGCTTTCCAGCTAGCTCGGCGTACCATCCACGGGCGGCACACTGCTCAGTCGACCGATGTCGTGCTGGATTTACTTTTGGCCGCGTCAGAGCGTGAAGTGGTTGACAGGCGGAGGATATTGCGGCATACTAGGAGACTGTCTCGAGTGTCAAAGTGGTGGTTTTACACCAAAATTGCCGGTGCTGTTGGTCTTGTGGCATCATGTTGTTGGGCGCGTAATGGCCTCGTCAACGTCATGTCGTACAGCGTCGGCCCCATGGGTCGGGCCATGGGTTTTGCGTAGCGGCGGAATGAGCATGGCTTGTTAGCTGAGGCTGACCCTTTGTGGTTCGTTTCCTCTTATTTGCCCGCGGTTTACCAAGGTGAGTTGGTGACTAATACGATTTGTTGTGGAGTTAGCGAGCGCCCTTTTGGTGCGCACGTTTCGGCCAAGACTTTTCGTAGATCACAGGCTTGCCTTGGTGCCGCCAGCAAGGGGGCGTCCCTGATGGGTTTAGCTGGGTCGGTACCTTTTGTAGCGCGCAAGTGCCTTTGTAATGCGGAAACAGCCCTTCGCTTAAGGCACGGCGTGGTACAACCGACCATTACAGCTGACTTTGAAGCCATGCTCATGGCGTCGCGTGTGTTGGGCATATTTGCGAGAGCCGAGTTCGATTTGCATCCCCGCATTTCTTTTGATACTTGGCTGGCCAAGTGGCCTATTCGCAAGCAGCAGGATATTTTATCCTCTATGTTGTCTGATGATATCGCCTTTTCGCGGGTTAAGGCGATGATTAAGCGTGAAGCATTGACTAACGTCCCCAGCCGCGCCCGGCTGATACAGATGTATGTCAATTTGAAAACCCAAGGTTGGCTCGGGCCTATGGTCTCTGCCGCACAAGACGCCGTCCTTCATGCGATGAGTAATTATGAGGTTTACCCCGGCGTGCGGATTACCGCCGCCTGCGGCATGAACTCTAAAGCCATTGCTGATTGGATGACCGATTGTTTGGACAATGGGTACTTCATGTTTTGGGAGAGTGATGGAAAGAATTGGGACGGGACAATGCAGCGGAAGCATTTGGACCTACGGTTGGCTGTTTATCGTGAGCTTGACTCGATGTTAGCTACCATGATCGCCCGCTGTTGGTCTGTTCGCGGGACCGCGAACTTTGCAGAAGGTGGGATTTCGTATAGGGTCGAAGGTACCGTTAAATCGGGCCATAACGACACCACCCTTGGCAATACTATCGTACGCGCTTTAATTTCTGCCGACGTTTGCCGTCGTCTAGGTCTGGTTGCACAGATCATCGCAGCTGGTGATGATGTGTTAGTTGCATGCCGATCTGATTTTGACGATGGTTTGATGTTGGCTACGGAGTGCGAGTACGGTATAGTGCCTGAAGCACGGAAACTCGCCTCACCGTTTGATTGTTCCTTCATCTCTGGCATTTGGGTTTCTGACGGCACCACTATGGGGTTCGTACCAAAACCGGGCAGGCTTTTGGCGAAACTATGGTGGACGGTTAACCCTCCCCCCGTGCGCAAGCGTTGTGCATATCAACGGGGGGTCGCTCGGGGCTTAGCACCGATGTGTGGGGATTTGCCTGTTATTGGCTCGTTTTTGCGAGTGCATGATACGGCCGGTGAAGCAATATCATCGAATAAGTATTCTGCATTTCGTGGAGCCAGTTTAGACTTTGGCCCAGGCATTTACTCGCACTTTGCTGCTCGTTATGCGCTATCCGTGGATGACCTTATGGCTTGTGATGTTTGGCTCGCTAGTTTGACCAACGAGCCTGCTCTCGTCCAACACCATGTTATCCAGCGCATGATTGAGTATGATTTGGCCGACCTCGCCGTCCGGCCGGTGCTAGCCCCGGTTCACAGGGATCTGTGAATTAACATTTTACTCCAATGGATCGAGGAGCCAGAATGTTGCCAGAGTTAGAGAAGCGGCTTGAGCGTTACGGTGTTACCGGACCCAGCCGCGATTGGCTCATCCGAGCCATGCATCCCGCCGGTGAGACCCCTTGCCCAGGTTTCCCCGACGAGTCCGCGGTCCAAGTTATGCGACCCCAGTTTCGTACCGAGACGACTATATCAGCTCCTGCTGGTGCTCCGTCTTGGGACTTGCTTGTCGTCACCATCCCTGGTGACGTCAATGCAGTAATCTGGGGTTCTGGACCTGCGGGCACGAACTTCGCCGCAACCGCCCCGCCAGCTGGTAGCTTTGCGGGTATCATTTCGATCCAGCCCTCCCAGGATCAACCCGGTTCGGCGTCGTTTACTATACCCGGGGGCGCCACAACGCTGTTGTCACAACGGCGTAGTGCAGCATTGCCCCAAGCGTTTCGACACATGTACTCCTCCATGACGCTGGACCTTATCGCGGCTGCGGTGTCTGACCAGGGTGAAGTCTACTCGGCCCAGTTGCCTCCAAACTGGATAGTATCTGACTTTATCCAATCCGTTGGTCAGCCTAACACCATCACTACTTCCGCGAACTCCGCTGTCACTAACTATGTGTCGTTGCCTCTAGTGGAAACCGACATGGCGCTGTTAGCCCCAGATTATTATTCTGGGCAAGCGCGTGACGGCGTTTATGTCCCGTTGCGTTTTGCTGGACCTACGAATCCTTTCGTGAAGCAAGACCTTAAGTCATCGGCGGCTCTCCCTGGAGGCATTGGGCTTAGTGCCAACGCGGGCACTTGTACTGTCGCGGCCTACTTCGGCACCGGGACATCTGCGTACCAGCCTGTGGGGGCTAGCTGGGTATCGGGAGTCGCCGGGGTTGTTGCCGGAGCTGGAGCCGACACGGGGCTTTCGAAAATGAATGTGAGTGTTACGATTTTTCGTGGTCTTGCGGGTGCTGCAGGCGTGTTCCCGAGCTCTATCAAAGTTAAACTTTGTACGGGGCTTGAGTTGATGCCGTCTACTTTGACCCCCGATCGCGTTTATTCTCAACCAGCGCTTGCGTTCGATCCCCGTACGCTTGAGGCTTACTATGCTGCCGTTGTGGGTATGCGGGATGCGTACCCTTCGTCTTACAACGGCTTCGGCGAGATCCTCAGTACGATTGCCGGTGTAGCTAAGTCAGTCTGGCCAGCGGTTCGTGGCATAGGCAATATGTTGGTTGGAGGTGGTGATGCTCCACCACCTGTTCCGCCACCGCCTCCGCCCACGCCGGCTCGACTGGAGTACCGCGCGCCTTCAGAACCTCTAAGGCCCGCGATGAAACCACCGCGCGCACCCTCGGCCGCAAGGTCATCTTCTTACCGGGTTACGGCTCAGAAGAAGAAGAAGCCGGCAGTGCGTCGTCGGTGATTCCTGGAATGTTCCAGGCGTCCACCAGACGTTAAATGGAGGTTTAGTGGGTTGCCTTAAAACCTGCTTTGGTTGGGATACAGCTAGGTGACGATATTACCCACCGGTTACTGAGCCGGTTCGGTGTGCGATTGCCACTGTGCTGTTTCCTCGCCTGTGAGTGCTGTTGGTTGTGCGTGACACACCTCATTTGGTGTTTGTTATCAACCTTAAATCCAAAACAACATTTGATGCTGTCTATGTGCTTGCAGGGAACGTGTTGCTCTTCAAATTGGGTCCCCTAAATCCCAGTTTGCAACGCGTTTAAAGTCGGACAACGAGCCCCCCACTAGGCTCGCGAC